CTGTTCCAATTGAAGTTGGTTTTTCAATTTTCATTAACAACCTCATAAAATATTGGAAGTTTTTAATTGCAATTTCAGTTTCAGTTTCTTCACCTTCTTCGGCGGCAATTAGTGTTTTATAATCGTATATTGACCTACTATAATTTAAAAACTCTTCTTCAAACACATCTAAAACTTTTGTTTCAAACGTTGTAAAAATTTCAGATATTTTTGTATATTTTGATTTATCCCCATTTATTGAGAAATTTTCTTGTATTTTTTTATCATTAAAAATTTGTTTTAAATAAGAATCTGGATCTGGGATTTGTAAACTATTATTATCAAAATAACCATAATTTGGTGCACCCCAAAACATTCTAGCCGAACCATTAAATACTGCGGTATTTCCAGTGATTTCTAATTTTAAATTACCATTTTTAAAACACTCATCAGATACTTGATTTTTTGTGTTACCAAATGAAGGAAACACATAATATTTATCTTCATTTGTCAATTTTGATAATACTGACCAAGGTGTTAAATTTAAATTTCTATTTGGGTTATTAGGGTCAAAACCATTTGTCTTTATAATTTTAGAATTAGTATTTGTTGATAAAACTAATTTTTTATCATTTATTAATGATTGTACTTCTGCTTGACCATACCCAGATGTTTGAGAGTTAGTAACAAAGAAATCACTTGGTGTTGACACAAAAAATGTTGCTCCAGAAAAATTTTGTGGAGTGTCAATTGTATATACTAAATTTGGATTTGAGCTTCCAGTAATTTTTGATATAATCTTAGTTCCTGGTATAATATTTGGTCCCGCAATTTTTGCATTAACATCTAATGTTCCACCAGTTATAAATGTAAGTTCAAGTGTTGTACCAGATATGTTACAAGTTCCATTTATCTTTGTTAAATTTTGTATAGGTGTTATTTGATAAATCCCAGGACCTCCAGTTGTACCACTTAATTGTGAAACAATAGTTGTGTTTAAATCAACATTTGGTCCGGATAATGTATATCCAGGACTTAATGTGTTGTCATTAACCGTGTATACGACCATTGTGTCGTTGAATATATCACAAGTTCCATTTAATTGGGTTGACCCACTAAACAGTTTAAGTCCTTGTAAAAATACATTCATATCATCAATAAGTTTTGGGTAGAACCCAGTATTGACGTATGACGTGTATGAACCAGTTCCAAAATTTTGACTTAAAACAATATTTCTTTGTGTTCCATCAATGTTTAAATTATATGTTTTTGTTGTTGCCGAATTAACTGGATCATAATTTCCAAGATAGTTAAAGTCTTTCCAACTACCATCTAAAATATCTTTACCTTCTCTATTCCAAGTTTTATATCTATGCCAGATTGACCCGTATTTTAATATCCAAGTATACGGTAATTTATGTACGGCACCAAACTTTTTAATTGTTGAAATAATATAATCTAAATCTTCTGAAGCGTTTTTTGTTTTAAATCTTTCTCTTAATGTTGCAACTGGTAAACTATTAACAAAAAGATAAGCGGCTGCTTTATATGGATTTAAATCTTTTGAGTTATATCTAAAATTAAACACACCATTTTGTATTGCATTTACAAAATATGGTGTATTCATCATTGATGTTGTTTGATTTTCAGTTAAATAACCGGTATACCCAGAATAATATATGTTACCCTCAGTAATAAATTGTTCTTCAATTTTTCTATTGTTATAGAATTGTTTAAGATTTGGATTTATTGTTTGGTTAAAAATATCTGTTGTGTAATTAAAATTTGTAATTGGTCTTTTTGTATCTGTTGTATCATCATTTTTAAAATTTGTGATTGATTTATGAGTTGTATTATAAACCAAAATTTTATTTGTGTTAAAAATGTCGTTAGTCCCATTTGTTCCTTTACCATTTGCCAAATAATTTTTACACCAATCAAGATTTGTAATTGGGTACATATCAGTAAAATCAAACTGATTACTATATGTTTTTACTTGGACATAATCTTCAATTTTATTTTGTTGTGTTGCGGAAACATTTGGTTGTGATGAAGGACTTAGTAATATGTTTTTATTAAACAATTGAAACGGTGTGTTTGTTTTGTTTTTAATGTATGGTGTAACAAACTCACCTCTAATAAATTTTTGCCAACTTTCACCTTCACCTTGATTTGAGATATGTCTTAAAAATGTTTGATAGTTATTTCCATCAATTAAATATTGTTTTAGTTTTTTAATTAAAAATGGATTATCAGTACCTAAAGATTTAAGTGCGTTTATTTTTTCATTTTCAGATTCAACCAAATAAACACTTGATTGATAACCATCAACTCTACTTAATTTAGAAAAGAATGTATTAACCATAACTCTTTCATAAATTTCGTAGTAATATTTAACTTCTTCTTTATTTTGGAAAACTTCATTTGAGATTGGGAAATCAACAGCATTCAAACTCAACCTTAAAGGTTGTTGTTCAGAATTATTTGAATCGCCTAAATCTGGTTCTTGAGCTTCCCTTTCAATAAAACCTTTAATGTATTCTTCAACAAACTCAACTTCAGGCCATAGTTCTGGAATATATGCTTTTGTTATTGATGATAATTTTGGGTCTCCAGGATATTTTAATGCAAATTTTTCTTGAGAATCATCTCCTTGATTTTCTAAGATAATTTGTGGCCAAGGATAAATTGGTTCTGTTGCTTGTTGTGCGTTCTTAACATCAACACTTTGTGCTGTAGTTGTTCCAAACACAGAGGCTCTTCTATATGGGTCATCTCTTACCTCCCACGCTGAATTATGAACATCATCCATTAACCTTAAAAATGCCTCACCTTGTGCGTAAAAAACTGCAAGTATGTTTCTAATTGTTGGTTTAAAACCAATACCACTATCTTTTTTTGCTAATTGTTCTGCTAAATTATCCGTAATTTGTTTTTCAATTTCGGTTCTTAACGTTGTTAATTCTTTTGCGGCTTGGTTACAAATATCATTAAATGTTCCCTTTCCGTCAAAAACAAAATATTGATTTGTTGGTATTTCGGTTGATTTTGCAACTGTAAATTCTTGGACTAAAGTCCCACCGGAAGTTGTTTTACCATATGCTTCATTAAATGATTTAGTAAAATCAACATCATTTACTGTGATTGTTTTTTTAAACTTATCTATTGTAACATTTACTGGGACTTGACTCTTTGTTTGTTTTCCACCAACAGTATAACTACCATCTTTACCGGCAACACTATTTGATTCTAATTTTTTTACAAAATCTTTTATTATACCATCAAGTTCAGTTATTGCTTCACTTTTTTTCTGAGCAGTATCATAATCTTTTTTAAATGTATATACTTTTGTGTTGTCGGTTAGAACCAATGGAAATTTAAAATCCATATAAGTTCTATACCAAGAGTTGGTATCAAAAAATACTTTTTTTTGGAACTCTGTAAGTAGTGTTTGGAAATTCTCAAGTTCAGTTAATGAACCTAAATTTTCTTTTGTAAATTTTTCTAATATATCTTTAATAAAAGTATCTAACTTACTTTTTAATTGGAAAAGACTGTATTCAGGAAAGTCATCATCAATTAAACCTTTTGACTTATATTCCGAATATAATTCTTTCATTTTTTGGTATCCTCTAGAAACTGAAATTGGTTTGACATTATCTGAAGATTGTTTTGATACAGTTCCATTTGATTGTGGTGTTCCTTGTGATACTTGTCCTGTACTTACAAATGAATTATACATATGTGGAACGGCTAACATGTGTCCCCAATTTATATATGACATCACACCATATTTGTACCCATATAGTTTTAAAGTAACTTTAAAGTTTCCAGATGTATTATCAAAAGTTGAGTTAAAAGTTTGTAACATAAGTGGCATTCTAACTGCCTTTCCGTAATACCCTTTTAATGTTAAATAAAATATTGGGTAAGGTAATTGGAAAAAAGCCGCATAAGGTGAACTATTACCACCTTCAAATAATCCTCTACCTTTTACATCTTCTAATTGTATTGTTACTTGTGGGTAAAAATTTGTATCAATAATTGTCTCAATACTTTTAATACCTAATAGTCCATTATCAACAGCACCTGGTGTACCGTTTGAATATAGTGATTGTGAAATATAAAAGTCGTCTGATTTTTTTGGGTTTTGTACTGCATTAAGTTTAGGTTGATTTACACCTTCACCTTTGATTGCGCCTTTACCAGTAATTTCGTCTGTCCAATTATTATTTAAAAATTTTTTAAAACCTGGGTTAAGGAAATTTATTTTTCCAACAGATATTGTTCTTACATTATCATTTAATGGTGCACCAATAGCCAGTTTAGTTCTTGGTACAACACTACACTCAAGGTTAGCATATATTACCAAGTTTTCTTGTTTGACTAATCTATCTCTTACTTTGCCGTCTTGATCTATTACTTTGTTTGGGTCTATAAGGGATACATTATCGTAATCAAATTCTACTAAAATATTTTCTCCATTATCTACCATAATAAAAGAAATGGTTGTTTAATTCGTTATTGTAATCTTGTAATGATGTTAGTAAAGGAAATGGAATTGTCAATATTGCACCATCAGGTATACTCCATTCAGAACCAGAATATTGTGGGTTAGCTTGTTGTATTAACCAACCAAAAAATGGTGAACCATAAAATTGTTGTGATATTTTATCCAATCTTGATTGACCAACAATGTAAATGTAATTTTTATCCGTAACTTTTGTCGGAATTGTTATATAAGGAACAACTTGTTGTTCTCCATTTATTAAAAATTGATTATATCTATTGTAATATTGTAAATTCATAATTAATTAAATTTTACTTTTCCATCAAAAGTTTTAAAATCATTGTTCAAATTATTTGTTGAGTACAAATCTGAAATTCTTTTATTTTGGTCGTTTGTACCACTATTTGTTGTAACATAACCAAAAACATATTTATCGGCATCATTAAGTGGTGATTGAGTTAAATCTTTGTATGCTGTTGAATTTTTTATTTTACCATAAACTTCTATATTATTTTTTGTGTAGTTATTATAGGTTTTAACACAATCATCAATTGCTTTATCTATTTCATTACCAACTACTGTTTTGTTTGAATAAACTTGACTATTTAATATAAATTCTTTTAGAGCACTTTTTTTTGTGTCAGTATAAAATATTTGTGCCATAACTTGATAAAATCTATTTCTTGCGTCATCGTTATTGATGTTTGAATCACTTTTTACCCAACTTGGTTGTCCTGTTCTTATATCATTAAACAAGGCATCTTTTGGTAAATATTTATTATTTGCAAGAAACAAAAGTTGATCATTTTGTATTATATTAGATGGTTCGTTAAAGAAAGTTATATGTTTATCTTTTATTTTAGTGTAACTTGTTTTTAAAAGATTATACGTATCACCAGAACTAGTGTCTGCCGACAAATTATAAGTTAAAGGTTTATTATCAGATGTTAAAGACCCATCTGTTTTAGTTAAGATTAAATTAAATTTCCTTATATTTTGAATATAGTCTTGCTGGATGTTTATTAAATTTGATAAATCATTATTTAAATTTAAAGAAAATTCTGTTTTACTATCCTCAACAAATTTTATTAATCTTCTTTCAATTTCTTTTTTATCTGTATTTTTCAAATTATTACTTTTGTCAATAATCACCATAAAAGGGTCATTTCTTTTTTTAATATCAGAAACTGTTTCTTCAAAAAGTTTATTAACTTTATTTTCTACATTATTTGGTTTTCCGTAAATTGGTAATTCAGATGATGTCCCGTATTCATCAAACTTTCCAACATTAAAATTTCTTTCATTAAAAAGTAAATCAACAACACCTCTATTAAAATTTTTAACTAGTGTTGCATGAGTGTCTATTACAGTATCAAAATACTCTGTTGTTTTTTTCCAAAAATCATTTATCTGACTAGTATAGTCAATTTGGGTATCACTTAATATTGCACCAATTGTATTACCACCTTTTTTAGGTTGGGTGTTCTGAATTTCGGCTGTCGTTACTGGTGGTTGTTGTGATAATATTTTTTCAACAACATATTTGTCTCTAGCACTAACATCTTCAGTTGCTGTTGCTCTTTCATCATAAATTTCAGTGTTTGCATAAAAATTAAAAGAAAGGGCGTTTTGTAATTCTTCAACTGGTTGTTTTAATCCGTGTCCACCAATAAAATCAAAACCTAATGTGACTTTTACAATCATAGGTTGTACACCAATACCTTCAGGATTTAAATCGTATTTTGCTTCCTCATATGCAAATTGGAGACTATTAGGAACAATTTTACTATGATAAAAATCCCCAACTCTTAATACTAAAATTGGTGGTGCGCCAAAAGACGTGTTTAAAGCGTCATTATATTTTGGTCTTCCGTCAGCACCAATAATTGGTATTGTTTGTCCTGGTCTAACACATTGATTTAAAAATGTTAATCTACCATTTAAACCTTCTGGTGTCATAGCGTGGAAAATAGGACTAAAGTATTTTATTTTATCTTTAATTGATTGGAAAATCATTGGGTCCGATTCTTTTAAAACCTCAAAATAATCACACTCAGAAAATAATGTTCTTAAAACTTTTTTAGAAATACCATCTTTAATTTTTTGTTCAATTGTTATATTTGGTGATGGTTTAATTGTTTGAGCCGGGTTTTTTTGAACATTTACTGCTTCTTCTTTTTTTGTTTCTTTTTCTGGTTCTGGTGTTTTTTCACCACCACCACCGGTATCTTTTTTTGGTGGTTGTTTTGCTTTAATGTCTTTAATTGTAACTCTCCTACAAGACATTGCTGGTATTGAATAAATTTCAGCTGCTGAAGTTATTTTATATGTATTACCAACTTTTATATTTAAGTTTGCATTACAATTTACACTATCAGCTAAGACACCATCATTACCAGACGCATTAACAACCGTTGCGTCTGTTGTTACCTCAGAACTTGTTTTTGGGATTGCAATAGTTTCACCTCTTGGGTCTCCCTTTAATATTAGTTTTTTATTTGTGATATAATCTTCAAAAGATTTTCCGTTTTTATCTTTTTGTTTTTTAAACCATTGTTGAACGGAATCAATTCTTCTTTCAGATAGTGTTTGGTTGTAAGCAACTGTTTGAACGGCAGAAGCTGAGCCTACTAAATCAACAGACACTTCTCCACCATTAAGTAATATTTCACCAATATTAGTTATAAGTGTATCCTTAATTACTGTAAAATTACCCTCAACTACTTGTGTGAAAAAATTTGGTATACCAGCCCTACTCCACTCTTTATATGTACCGTCACTTTCTTTTGAGTAAGTTATTTCTGGTGCTGATGTGTCATATTTTCCTTTATTTCCAACATATCCATTATACCAACTATCATATGGTTGACTTGCGGTTTTACTCCAACTACCCTTACACTCAGGACAATCATTATCAAAATAAAATCCATAATTTATAAATTTTGATAAGTCTACATCTTCAAGTGCATTTGTTGTGTTATTTTCAACTTTTGTTTTATTATCTGTGACATTAGTATCGGCATTAGTACTACTTCCAACATTTTTATCAGCTTGTTCTGGTTGTTTTGGAATTTCAAACGCAACTTGACCTAACTCTTCAGAAGTTAATCTTGGGTTATTTAAAACTTGTTGATATGTAAATAAATCTCTTGTTGGGATTGTATTAAATTTAATACCTAATTCATATAAATCATATTTTAAACAACCAGCAAAAAATGAATCTAACATAGAATCAACTTTTTTAGGGTCAATTTTTTTAAGTTGTTTTTGAACAATTGTATTCATAACTGCCGGATGATCCACAATTATTTTCCAACTAATAGTACCTTTTCTTGATGTATTTTTATATGTGTATATTGGTTCTGGTCTACCAAGGAATGAAGTTTTATTAAATTCAGGTGAACTATCATCAGAAAATGATAAGTCATATGGTGGGAACCACATTATTCTACCTCCATTTGGTCCTTTTTCACATACTGGTAAATCATCATATGTAAATCCAGGTCTATCTGATGTTCTCCAAGCAAGGTTTTCAATTGAAAACATATATTTTTTAACCTTGTTATCAACGATATTTGTGGACCCAGGATTTTTTAAAGGAGCAATATTTAAATTATACGTCTTATCAAAAATAGAGTATGAAAATTTTCTACCTTCTGTTGTTATACCATCTGATTTTTGTAAATCAGCATAAGTGTAATAAGGTGTGTCTTTTGTAAAAATTCTACAATATTCAATTCCTTCTTCACTACCATCTGAATCATTTTTATATGATAAAACTTGTGAACCTTTTGTTAGTTCTTTATATCCATCATTGAAAACTTTTGATACTTGATTAATTGCATTACCTACGTGTTTTAATCTTGATTGACCAGTTACTTTATCGGCGGAGTCAATTAGTCTTTGTGTGTCGTCTAAAATTGAACCTTCTTTAAATGGTATATCAGTAGATTGATAACTAGAATAATCACTTCTAATAGTTTCAAATTCTTGGTCTAATGATTTTGGTACACCACCTGGCCCTTGTTTGAAACCAGCGTTGTCTTTATATTTTGGTGATGTCCAAACAAATTGTCCGGAAATACCACCACCATCTGAAAGTGATTTACCTTTTAAACCATTTAATAATTTATTTTGATTACCTTCGTATAGTATTCCTAATTCTTGTGGACCATAAACAATTGTGTTTATCTGTTTACCACCTGGTCCAACTGGTATTTGATTTGCTGGTGAATCAATTTGTGACGGTTCAGCTTCTGGACTACCAACATAATAACCACCAGTATTTGGTTTGTCTGGATCTAATATTCTATCAAGACCAGTTGTAATACTTTGTAATGGACCTCTTACGTATTTTGGTCTATATTTGTTATAATCTAAAGATGAAAATAAAATGGACCTTTGTCCATTTCCAGTATTTGCAACAAATGTTTCTGATGGATTTCTAAATACATCAAGTATTGGTCCTAATAACCCACCGGTTAATGAGTTTCCAACATTTAATGCTTTTTCAAGTAATGGTGCTTGTATATTTGTATCGTTAAAATAATCACCAGGTATTGTTGATACTGGAAAATAAGTACCAGATAATCTTAAGGCAAAAGCTGCTGCCGCCTCAACTGGATTTTCTGGTTGTGTAATTGACCAGTTTTTTTCAACAAATGGTTGTTTTCCTGCCGCAACAAGACTAGCGCTAAAAGGGTCTTCTAAAGAATCTAGATTTATCCTTCCTATAGTTTCTTTTCTTAATTGGTCCGCAATTCTTTCTTCAAAAGCACTTTTTAATCTTTCGGCACCTAATCTAGCTAAAAATGTATCTTGAGACAAAGGACCATTTGAACCTGATGGATTTTGACTAAATACAATATCATATGTTGTATATGTTGAAGCAACGAATGATGATGGGTCCCAATAAGGTTGATATAACTTTGGGTTACCAACAACGTCTGTAATAACAATTAAATCTGAATAACCACCTTCTGGACCATAAATATTTTGTACGTATGCCGCATCAATAAAAAATTCATTTATAATATCTAATTGTGTATCATTAGGGTCATATGGACCAGAATTTGACTCAACTGGATATGGTGAACCAGGAACAGAGTATTTACCTTCAAATCCACCTTCTGGACCATATTCATTAAGTGGATATAAACTATCGGCAAATTGATTTGATGAAATTAAAGTATCTGGTGAATCAATTACACTTGATACTGTTAAATTTGTTTCGTAATTTACATTTGTTGGTGGACTTGAGAATACACCAGGTACGGCATATGGTTGTAAATTTCTAGCAACCAATTGGTTTCTAAAACTTGATGAATTAGCAAAAGATAAAAAACTATCAGCCATATGTTATTTTAATAATAAATACAAAAAAATATGATTTTATAAATTAAAAATTATATACCTTCAGTAACCTTTTCTATAGCATTATTAATTTCGGTAAGTCCTTTAGGGTCGGCTTTAAGTGTTTCAATTAAAGAATTATAAAGTTCTGATGTCATATTTCTTAATGAATTATCTGAATTTGTAATATCTATTTTTTGAGTAACATTAAAATTTTTATTAATATTAGACTCAACAAGGTTTTTACCTTCAGTAAAATATTTTTGTATTTCATCAATAAAAGTGGTACTGACTGTTGAGCCTTCAATTTTTTGTACACCACCAATACCATCATAAACACCTGAAACACCTGAAACACCACTTTTATAAGCACCTTTTAACCCCTCAAATGCACCACTAGTCATTCCAAAAATAGTTTTAGCTATATTTCCAGGTATTTCATTTAAACTTGTTGTTATTTTATTTATATTTTCTGGTGTAAGCCCACCAGTTAACAATGATGCTGCCGAATCTTCAAGTGGTGACGATACACCAGTTAATCCACCTCTAACATCTTCTGATTTAATTTTACCAAATAAATTTTTAGCTGTAGCACCTCTAATTGCCATATTTGCTTCAGCTAATCTTTGTACTGGACCTTGACTAGCTACACCCATTCTCACGGCAAACTCACTTCCTTTTAATATACTTTTAATTTCTTCCTGAACAGTTAATTGACTTCTAGCAAGATCCTCAGCTGACATTGCTTGTTTAGATTGCTCTTCTTTTATTTTTTCTAATTGGTCAGCAGTTAAGTCTTCAACAGCAACTTCTTGTTTAGTTCCTTTATCATCTGTTATTTGAACAACGGCTCTTCCGTCTTTCATTTGAGACATATTAGCAATTAACATTCTATCTTCTTCACTAGCAGCAAAACTTGGAAATCTAATTTGTTTTAATTTCATATCCAAATCAGAACTTTTAATTGCCATACCAGCTAACTCATCAGCACTCATTCCTAATGTTTTAGCAACTTCTCTTAATTGTAATTTAGCACCAGGTAATATTTCAAAACCAGTACCATCAGCTTTTAATCTTGTAAACTGTTGAGCTACCTTGGTCATTTCGTCTTGGAGTTTTGCTGGGTCATTAAGAGCCATATCCATAGCTGAAAGTGGATCCAAAAGTTCTGTTGAGGTTACACCTAATCTTTGTAATGCAGATGTAAATTCAATTGCATTTTCTGGGTTTAATAAGTCTTCAGCTTTATCAAATACTTTACCCATATTAACACCAAGCATTGCTGATTGGGCTTGCATTTTTGCTAACCCTTGTACACCATTTTCAAAATTAAATAAATTAAGATTTTTTAAATTACTAACAACACCTGCTGTAACTTCTTTAACATTAACACCAACGCTTTTTGCGTAGTTTGCAACAGAAGTCATTTCATCACCAACACTTGATAGTTGAGTACCAACTTGTGAAAATTCACTTACTAATTTTGAAACCTCAATATCTGTTGCTTTTGATGTTGCACCAAGTTCAATAATTGTTTCATTTGCAACGGTTGTGTTTGTTTTTAATGTGGTCGGGATTTGACTCAATGCTTTCATACCCTCATCAGTAGTGATTCCCAATTTAAGCATTTCTGGGATGGTATCGGCTATCGTACTTTTTAATTCATCAGCCCTAGCACGACCAAGACCCATTGTGTTTCCTAGTTTTTGTGCTTCAGTAATTAGAGCGTTTACATCATCTGTAACTGTTTTTAAACCCAGAAATGGACTTCCAGTACTTACAAGCCCCCCTACAATATCACTTTTGATACCTTTTAAATCTAATGCTCCCGAAACTTCTTGATCACTTACTTGTAAAGATGATGGGCTAGATTCTGGGAGTTCTTTTTGCTCGTCTTTTGCTTTTTTTTGACCAGCATTATAAAGTTCTACAGCAGCATTTTTTTCTTCTTTTGTTAATTCACCTTTTTTACCAATTTTTTTAGCAAATAAATCATATATTTCATCGTATATACCCATATTGAGTTTTTAATATAAATATATTTTAAGTTGTTTTTTGAGGTTGTAAGTCTTCTAAAAGTTTTTCAATTAGATACTTTCTAACATAAGTAGGAATTGACAAAAATTCTTTATATTGCATATGTATATATTTTGCAAGATAATAATATTCGTCTAATAAAAATTTTGAGTATTTAGAAGAAAGGCCGAAAAAATTCCACCCCAAAGGCGATATTTACATCTACCTTTTCTCCAGACGGGGCTATAACTGTTCGTTTAAGATCTAATCTTGGTTCATTTTCTCTCATAAAATTTCTTATGAATTTTGAATCGTTGATTGGCATATTTTGAATAAAGGTTGCGATTTTGTTTGGGTCTTTATCATTATTAAGTTCAACAACCATTTTACTTAAACGAGTTGTAACAATAGGTGCGTTATATCCAATAGGATATAAATCAACAATCCTATCAATTTCCATTGTGTCCATTAAACTTAATATTTTTAATTTTACGTGAGCACCAGATGTTGGTAAAACTACTTCATATAATCCCTCGTTATTTGGTTGTACTTTTGGTTGAACGATATTTAACTCATCTAACATTATTGATGTTTCAAAAGATTTTCCTGTTTTTGGGTCATTCACAACAATATTATATTCTGGACCAAAAGATGTATTTCTTAAAAATAATAAAATAGCTTCAACATCACCTTCCAACAATTCTTCTGGTCTAATATCTCTTTCATATAATTTATTTCTTAAAAGAGGTACAATAATTGTTTCTTTAATTGTTTTTGTTCCGTCAATATTAACTAAGATATTTTCATCGCTAGCAGTTAGATAACCTATTTTAACACTTTTCTTTTTAGATTTATAAAATACACCACTTGAAGGTAGTTGAACTACATCGTGTGGTAAATTAAAATCCATCTGTCCATATGTTATAATATCATCACTCATATCTTTAAATTAAAAAATTTTATATGTATAAAAAAACCGTATACTATATAATAATATACGGTTAAATATAAAAGTAAATTTTTTTAGTAAACTAATATACAACGGTCCATAACGATTGTTGAAGAAATTGTTGCAACCTCATCACCACCGTATTTTAATGCACCACCATCATATCCAGTAAGCCATGCACCTTCTAATATCCATTTTTCAACAACAACACCGGTAGGGTCAAGCATTTCCAAATCAACATTTTTCTTATAACCAGCGGCATAACCCATACGACCAGTTACAGACTCAGCACAAGTTCTAATCCATTCCATAACAGCTTGTGTAGCAGAAGGACCAATTGGGTCTCTAAAAGTAACTTGTAATGATTCCCAGTTAAATTTACCAGCAACATAAACTTCTGTATTTAAAAATGGAATTGCGACAGAGTTAATTTTTAATTTTGGTCTTGATGTACTCTCAACATACCATTCATTTATCCCCAAAGAAGAAGGGAATCTTAAGATCCACCTATTATTACGCTTTGGTTCGTAAGGTATAGGCATTTTCATTAACAAATCAGCCATAGTTCAAATTTTTTTGTTTTTTATTTTATTATAAATAGTACTATATAAAAAATTTTTCTATTTACTTTAATATATTTTCAAAATATTATTATAATAAGTAAGAATTAACTTAATATTTAGTTTTTTTACCTCCTGCTGTTAAATAAGTTTGTAAAATATTATCTTTCTTTTTATCAAAATGACTTTTCATTTTTTCTACATTTCTAACATCATCATCTGAAAAACCAATAAATGGTGTAAAATAATTTGAAATTTTGTTTTTCATAAAAGCTTTTTTCTGTAATCTATGTGATAACAATTTTACATATCTTATAAATTCCTCCATAGCATCAATTTTTCCTTGTTCTGGATTTGTGGCAGAACCAGCACCAAAAGAAACTGGATGAAATCTACACATATCTAAATAAACCTCAACAAGTTCATCATCAGTTAAATCTTCCTCATCTGCTAAATCTCTATACTTTTTTAGGTTTTTTACCAACTCACTTTTATTTAAACCGTGTTTGTTTGAATCTATAAGTTTATGGACAGCTTCTTTTAACACAGAAGGTGTATGACCTCTTGCGGTTACAATTGCAAATATTGAGCCGTTGTTAATTGCTTCTACAAAATCAGACCACGCTGGACCTGTCGGAGCTTTCATTGCGTCTTTTAAAAATTTGTCGTCTCCTTTAACACCAAAATCTTTAAATGGTTCTTTATCAAAAGCAACAACTTTATGACCTTTATAGTTAAAAGGTTCTTTACCAATTTCAGTTCTATATTCCGCAAAATCTTCAGTTGACATCTGAACTGTTTCATCATTATCATCTAATAAATAAATTTTTGTCGGCATAAACATTAGGTTGTCGTCCCAATCAAAAGCGTAATATTTCATTACTGGTGATGATGTTTCGTCAATAATCTCACTAATTAATTTTTTTATATATTTTTTTTGACTCATAATAATAAATATTAGATAAATAAAAAAAGGGAGAACTTGTCTCCCTTTTCCTTTAATTTATTTTATTAGATATTATCAAACGAAGCACCTGTTGGTGTAATGTAGAATGTAATATCAATAAATTCTAATGAACGAGTTGGTTTGATATAGATTTTACCTGTTAATTGGTTTCTATCCAAATCAGCCGTATCACTTGAAACTGTAACTCGGAAATCGTATAAACCTCGGTCTCTTCTGATTGCATCCAAGATTGGGTTAACTGCGTTTAAGAAATCTTGTCTTACTTGTTCGTCGTTTTGGTCAAACAATAATCTTACTGAAACAGCAGAAATTAATTTACGAGCTTGTAATAACAATCTTCTAACATTAATTCTATCTAAAGCAGATTCTCTAATTTGAAGGGTTTTATTACCCCAGATTACAGTACCGACATCAGCAAATGTTGCAATTGGGTTAATTCTTCCAATATAAAGAACATCTCTATCTTCTTGTGTTAATTTTTTACGAGCTTTAACTGCATTTACAATACCACGAGTATAACCAGCTGCTGCAAACCAAGGGAATGCAATATTATCAGTAAGTGCCAAGTTTCTTGTAACTTCAGCCGTTGCTGGAATATAAATTTGTGTATTATTTACACTATCTCTTGTTAATACCCAAGGATAATATGTTGCAGTATAGTTAGAGTCAATTCCAGTTGTCTCCAAATTATCAACAGCTTCTTGAGGATAAATCAAGTTATCACCCTCAGTTGTTGATGCTACAAACATATTGTAGTCTGGTGTTGTTGTAATATAAAGTGAATCCGCTCTATCGTTTTCAATCATATCAATTGTAGCTTCAACTAAATCACTATGATAAACGTAATCAATTCCTGGAGACACAAATACATTAATGTTTACAGCTTCTGGATTTGCAAACGTTCTAATACCAAGTAAATAAGCATAGTAATCTGTATTTGCGTAATCAACAGTTCCATCACCAACAGCAATTTGTTTAAACGCACCCCATCCTGATGCCGTTGGGTATCTATCAGAAACACAAGCACCATTTAAGAAACCTCTACGACCTAATACGTAATTATCACCGTTTGTTCTAAACTCTCTATAAATATCCCATCCGTCAAATCCACCACTCACAAATAAAGTGAATTTTCTTGAGAACAATCTGTAGTATGGACTCTCTGGTTCTGTTGGTTCAGAAGAGAATGGTGCGGCACCAGCATAATATTTAGGTGTCCCACTTGTTGCAAAAGCGCTTGAAATTGTAATTCCACTTGCAAATTGGTCCATATGGAAACCTCTTGTTTTATAAGCCCACTCACCACCTTCTAAATCACAAGTTGAGATTGGGTTTCTTTTTCCGTAGTACTCAAAGAAATCAGTGTCAAACCCAATATTGCTTGACATACCAAGATATGTTCTTCTAATATTATCACCAGAACTTGTAATTGCATCATCAGCACCAGAGGCTAAACCAAATGGTGGGTTATAAATTACTTCACCTGGGAAATCATATTTAGTTTTATAAACTGGGAATGGCGGTCTAACTCCAACATATTCTCTAAATGTATATCCGTCAAAACCACAAGCTACAGCATCAACTGGTGCGTCCTCGTTCATTTCAACCATAATATATTTAGAATTCAATTCATACTCACCATCTAATGTACCAATTTTTTTAGCAATAAAGTTATTTTGAGATGGGTCCATAGAACAGTTTGTGAATTTCTCAATCACAACTGGGTTTGAATCAACATCAAAGTAATCTCTTACTAACACATCAAATGTTCTGTTAGCAAATGAAATATTAATAATTGAAATTTTAACTTCACTATTTGCTGAGTTACCATCTGAAATTGTGTAGAACTTAAATAGGTTAAATGTTTTAGTACCTCTTAACTCTGACACAACCCAAGGAGAACTTGGAGATTGGAACTTATCTAAGTACCAACCAATTGAGTTAGGGTCACCACTTTGTGCGGAATCAAGAGCTGTAAGTTGAGAACTTAAACCTCTAATATAACCTTTTCTCCATCCATAATTTAAAAGGGCTTGGAATCTTTCTTCTAAGAATAATGGTGTTGAAGTTCTTGGTTTCCCAAAATTGGTACTACCAAATACTTTTGATATATATTGTGAATCTGATTGACTAAATGATGTTTCAAAAATAAAGTTAGTCCCAGAATCATTTGTAACATTTACAGAAAAAGGTAAATATGGGTTTTTAAGTACACCACTATATTGACCAGTCATATCAAGTGTTACATTTGATGTGTTAGATACTTCATATACTGGATTATTAGAATCAGAATATGTTGCAATACCTCTTGATCTTAAAGTTGCAACCACCAAATCATCATAGTCTGTATAACAAACACCAGAATACAAATAAACTTGACCAACAATAACTCCTTCATAACAACTAACATTTACTGGTGTTGGTGTTGGTGTTGGGGATGCAAAAGGTGTTGGTGTAATACAAGGGTTAATTGGTGTTGCTGATGGTGTTGGTGACGGTGGAACTAATGTAGTAGTTGTTGTGGTCACAGGAAACACTTCAGTTAATCCACTAATAAATGTGAAGAAAGAATATCCAGAATACAATCCATTATTTGTATTATCAAATAAAGCATAATACCAAGCATCGTTAAATGATGATGTATAATCTGTTAAATCACTTGATGGTGAAGGAACATTAAACACATTTGTTTCTGCTGAATATCCAATACTAACTAAATTATCATAATCATCACCCCATATTGTACCAAAATAATTTATACTTTCAGTTTCAGCGGTATACGGGTTTACATCTGTAATAATGTTAAAAATTTGATCTCTAATATTTGTATCAAGTGTTGAAATTGAACCATCAAAATTTTCATATTGTTCAGTCAACATATCTTCAATAACAGTTGGGAATGTACCATATAAGATAGTATCCTCAGAATTTGTACAAGCTGTAAAAGGAACCATAAATGGAATTGTTTTTGGTACCAAACAAATAGGTGTACAAGGATCTTCTGGTGCTGTTCCACCGCTTAAACATTGGAATTCTACGGTTGATGGGTCAACATTTGCTTTTGTAACAATTGACCAAGATGGTCCGGCATCATAACCAGATAATCCTAATATTCTTGTAACAAATAATTGGTTTGATTGTTGTAAATATGCTTTAGCAATATATGCTGCTTCATATTTTGGAATTTGTGTGTTCACAAATTTTTCAGGTGAAGTTCCGCCAAAGTAAGCTTGAAATTCATCGTAGTTTTTGATAAAGATTGGTTCAAAAGCAGGACCTTTCAAAGTTTCTCCTGCAATACCCAAAGTTGTTACACCAACACTTTGCGCAACAAAACTTAAATCAACTTCTGAAGTATAAACACCTGGTGAAACAAATACTTTACTGTTAGTTGCCATAGATTTTTAATTTTATGTTTTAATTTTATTTTACATATAAATATTGTTGTTTTTGTCAAAAACTTTACTTACGTAAAACTATTTATATTTTGGTGAGATTTTTTTCTACCTTTTTTCTACCTATGGAACAAGACTCAAAAAAGATTAAAAATTTAAAGATTGATAAGGACGTTCATAATATTTTAAAAAAGTATTGTGATAAACGTGGACTTAAAATGTATAAGTTTCTTGAAAGTTTAATTATTGAAAAATGTAAAGAAAAAAGAGATATATATGGTGAAGATTAAATAAGTTCTTGTGTAAAGATTATTTCAGCTTCTTTTGTATCGTCGTCTTTTGTTATTGTAATTCTTAATTGATCCCCAGTGTTTATTTGGATTTCAGTTAAATTACTACCATAGTAATCATCATTTATAAAAATTTGATATTCATCAACATTTTGATTTGTTGATAATTTTAAATTTACCGTATAATTGAATTTTTCAACTGAAACCAAATTTCCCACTTTATATGTTGGTACATAAGTTGGTGGTATCTGAGGGTTTTGTTTTTTTTGTTTTTTTCTTTTAGTTTGTAAATCCGTTTCATAGATTTGAAATGTTCTTGTAATTGCTGGTCTAATCTCAAACTCATCCTCGTCAATTAAAAAACCTTGTAATGTCATTTCATATTTTTGTAAATAAACTTTTCTTTTTTCTAAATCCAAAACGGATTCGTCAGAAATATTACCCATAATAATAGGGATGTAGTGACCTTTGATTACTTGATACGCTTGTTTAGATGCAAATTTTGTTATAACATTTTGATTAAACTTATTTAATTCTCTCATTCTATTACAAACAATTACAACTGTATATTTTATATCAACAGGTACTGGTTGTGGGATTTTATAAATATCAAAACCGTGTCTTTGACCATCCCAAGTTGGGACTTTAGCATAAAAATATTGTCTCCTATTTGGTATGTTATATGTCATAATAGATGGGTTATTTCCAAATGTAACCTCTGGCGACCTAACAACCGCAATAAATGGTGGTTCCACATTTTTATCTATGTTTTGGAAATCCCAAGTTTCAGTAAATTGTGCCCAGTTTTGTGTTGTGATTAAAATATCAACCATAGGAACAACCTTACCCTCAACAGTTAATTTTAATTCATCACGAACAAAATCTAAAAAACCTCTATCCAAATCTGGGTGTAGTAAAGATTTTGGTAGATACGTCCCATCTTGAGAAATCATATCAGCAATCTCATGTCTTCTTGGTAGAAGAGTTTTCTTTTCTATAAGGTCAATATTTTTTTTAATTTTTTTTGGTAATCCCATATTATAATCCTCTAAATTCGTTAGGCCCAACTGGAGCAGCAATAATGGTACGATAAAAAGGTTTGAACCCTTTATATGTGTGTTTAATATCTGATGTTACACGACCGTCATTTACAACCGTATAATATCTTACAAATGATTCATTATCGTAATATCCAACATAATCACCGAAACTAATATCAATTTCAAGGTCCTCCAAA